AATTAATTGCTGTACCATATCTTTGATTTCCTGGCTATGCGTAATCAACATTGTGATGCGGCTATTACTGATATGATGTGCGGCTTCAACCATTTTCAGATATCTAGGTCTTAAACTGCCATCAAGAGAACCGTCAGATTCATCAATGAATCTTGTACGGAAATTAAATCCAGTTCTGTTCATTTGAACGATTGAAAAAGCGTAGAATAATGCTTGTTTAATCCAGATACGCTCTCCAGAAGAAACAAGGTCTATCGTCTTTTCGTCAAAATTCTCTGTGTCGGTAACAATGATATTAAAGTCTTCATTAGCTTTACGCTTAGTCTTAATGTCAGATGTAGGACCGAAACGGATTTCAAACTTGTTACCATAACTGTCAGCAAGGATTTTATTTGCAATATCAGCAATCTCTGGTGCAGATTCTCTAAGTTCAATTGCCGGAATACCATTATTTGAGAAAGCGTCTTCAATAAAATTGTATGCTGTAATTATATCTTTAAGGTCGAGAAGTTTTGCTTTCTTGTCAGCAACAGATTCAAGAGCATTTTCGTATTTCTCATTTTCCTTTTCTGCAGCCTTGATACTTGCTTTTAGTTCTGCAAGATGATTTTGTTCTCTCTTAAGTTTATCCTCAGTATCTTTAAGTTCTTTAGAGACATCTTTAACATCTTTAGAGTCAGAAATAGAATCCATTTTTGACTTAAGTTCTTTTACATCTGCACTGAGAATTTTTACCTCTGCTATTACTTCGTCATATGTATATTCAACGTACAACTGATTATATTCCTGAATATAGGCTGCATTCTTGTCACGAGTATCTTCGAGTTCTTCAAGTTCTTTTTCTGCTTTATTGATTTCTTTCTTGAGTTCTGAAATTTCATTTTCAGCAAAATCAATATTGTCTTTTACATCCTTTACATAAACATTGTGTGTTTCAAGTTCCTTGGTAAGTTTATCAAGTTCTTCCTGTTTTCCTTTAACGTGATTCTGTAATTCTGTCTTTTTATGCTCAGATAAAGGTGCACCGCAGGTAGGACATACGACATCAATATTAACTATCTGAGATTTTAATTCACTTATCTTGTTTTCATAAGAACGCTGTAAAGTAAGGTTTACAGAATACGATTTGCGATATTCACAAAGTTTATCATCAAGTTCGTTCTGTGCTTTTCTCTTTTCAGAAAGGAACTTATTAAGTTCATCAATTCGAGGTGCATTATTTCTTAATTTCGCATTGCATTCAGCAATATTGTCATAAATATCTTTATGATTTGCACACTCTTCAAGATCAGCAAGCCTTTTAGATTTTTCATTAAATTCCTTTTCATACTGTTCATAAAGAGCAGTATTTGCTTCTGCGACAGCCTTTACTTTTTGATATTCGGCATCTTTTTTCTGAAGTTCAGTAACTTTATTTTCTAAGTCGGTAACAATCTTTTCTTGGTCTTTAAGTTCGCACTTCCATTTTGTAATATCTTTTTTGTTCTCTTTTATACTGTCTTCGTAATGAGAATAAGAATTAATTTCGTCTTCAATTTTATCAGCAGACTTCTCTACATCTTTTCTGAGGTCCTTTGCAATGCTTGATACATTTTTAAGATGTTCTGTCCCTGCCAGCTTTGAGAGAAGTTCCATACGTTCGCTTTTTGTTGTATCTGAAATATCAGTCGCTTCCTTAGTCTTTTCTTTAGCAAAGAATGCAGTTCTTAAGAATACATCAATACTTCCAAAGGTGTCATTTACCCATTTTTTGTATGTTTCAAGAGAACCGTCTACATCTGGTACACTCTTCCAAGATTCTCTGTCTTTTGAAGTCTCGACATAATAACTTGCCTTGCCGGTTGCAGTTTTACCGTCGATAAGCATGGAGATTTTATAGAACAATCCGTTTTCGTCTTTATAGATAAGTATACGATGAGAATCTTTAAGATAAAAGTGTTCTTTGAGAGTTCCTTCACGAGTAAGTAAGCAAGGATATGGGTGACAGTTTTCCAAGATTGTACTTTTACCTTTTCCACAAGGACCAGCAAGACACACAACACCGTCTTCTAAGCGTTCAAAGTCAAGTTCAAAATCTTCTTTATGCTGACCGTCACGTATACCTACTGCACCTCTTAGAGAAAGAGATAAAAGCTCGAACGAGTGCTGCGGATAAGCAAGTTTAGCGAGAGTGTTATCTTCAATATCTTTAAGAAGTTCTCTGGCATACTTAGGCATAATAAGTGCTTTTTCTTTTACATACTCATCCATCTTTTCTGTAATGGATTTGTGTTTTACAACTTCACTTCGTTCTGTATATTCAGATTCAATTACGGTAGGTTCGAGCTTTACAGAAATTGCACCAGTATTTGATTTAATATCTTCTGCAATCTGTTTAATATTAAGTTCTTTTTTCTGTTCTTTATTGCAGTCAAATTGAAGACGAATATGATAATTTGACCAATCACCATGAGGAATCTCGAAAGGATAATTTACTCTGTATGTTTCATAGATAGGAAGACCAAATGAAACTCTTTCAACTTTAGTCTCGCCATTCGTAATTTCTACAAGGTTGTAACATCCATCATGAGGCTCACCAAAGTTCTTAGGACACGCTGATCCTGGATACCACGCATTAGGAAATACTTCCTGTGGCATGTGAATGTGACCAAGAGCATAGTAATCAGCATTTAATGACTGTAAAAGTTTCTTAGGAATTGCAGTAGGAGAAGAAGCAGTTATTCCATTCTGGTATACAGCACCTTTTACTTCTCCGTGATAAACAACGACACGAGGAGTGTTTTTATCTCTATCATCAACTGATTTTATAAATGTTTTTATGTCGCTGTTTATTATTTCATCAGTTTCTTTTGCTGATTTCGTAATATAATTGCTTCTTCTTGGTTCTGGAATAAGTACCAAGTCAAAAAGCGTTACTGCTGGTATATCAGTCTTTTTCTGATTCTGATTTTTATAGGGTACGATTTCTATTTTATAAGAATTTTCTGAACATACAAACGTTTTATCAGATTTGAAAGCATCCAAAGAGCCGCTTGGTTCGTGACTTGGCGTACCATAGATAAAGAATATGCGATAAACGTGCTTTTCAAGCTCTCTTACCGCAGCAATGATGTCTGAAAATCCACTTCCTTTAGTTGCAGTTATAGTAGAGTCCCAGAAATCACCGTCAAAAATAATGAAATCTATGTCACCTTGTTTTGACCGTTTTGTAAGTGTTTCAAGTATACTTAAAGTGCTGTTTAATCGCTCTCTTGAAGCGTGAATGTCAGAAACGTGAATAAATTTCATAAAGTAACCTCTTTAACGTATATTAACACATAATTAATGTGTTGTAAATGTTTTTTACGCTTGCTTTATGTGTTAGTTATATGTGTTTAGAGAGGCCTTTAGTTCTTTTTGTGCTTTTACTTTGGCATATTCAGTTTCAGCCTTCTTTGTTACAGCCTTAAGATTCTTTAGTGACGTAATTAGATTGTCACAATATGTTTGAATATCATCAGTTTCAACTTCAAATTCATCAACAATATTTTGTAGTTTTTCCATTACTTTCAGAATACCGCTGTCGTGAAATGTGTCTCCGATTGGAGTTGTCTCTTCTTGCCTTATAATCATTAATGGCTCCTTTTAAGAGTAGAGTTGTACCATTTGAAATCTTTCTTTTTATTTCTAATGTCGTTTACAGCATTGTTTAATTCTTCTTTCTGAAGAACTTTTGATAGATTCATATAAGAAGTAGGCTGCAGTAAAATTGTATGAACGCAATCGTAATACATAATCTGAAACTTATTACAATGACCTTTTAATTTGTTATTTGCCTTAACTTCCAGTGTATGTAAATTTTCTTTTCCGCGACTGAGATCATATAAGATTTGAGACCAGATACAAAGTTTATGGCATTCATCAATATCGTGCTGAAACCACGATCTTTCTTCGTCTATGATAGTTTTATAGTAGTCTTTCATTGTATTTCACCCCTGTCTACTTTCTGCCAGAATTCAATTGCTTTTTTCCGGCCTTCTTCACCACCTGCCAAAGTAGCAATCTGGATTGAAGTAAGTCTTGTTTTACCACACCTCCGTCCTACTGAAACAATTTTAGTTACATCAGGTCTTCTTGGCGGAACAAACAATTTGGGCCATGTGTACATCTGCCAAAACAGTTTCATTCAACTACCTTCTCAAAACCGTTATAACCAACTGCCAATGAATGACATTTATCTTCTTTCTTAAAGTAAAAGCGACAATCAGATTTAGACCAGTACAAAGTACCAAGTTCTTTTTTACCGTCTAAAAGACTTGGATTGATTATTTGATCTCCGTCACAACAAGGTTTACCGTCCTTATCCTGAATATAACCACCTCTGCAAAGATGTGATTCAATTTCTGGAAGAGAATCAAGAAAAGCGAACGCTTGCTCATACTGAGGAGGCAAATCTGATATTTCAGTTCCAGAGTCTAAGGCTTCTGTTCTAAGTTTATTTAATCTTGCAATAATCCACTGAACGAGTTCTTTAGTTTCTTCTTTCATTTTGCGACTCCAGCTTTTGTAAAAGCATCTAACATTTTAGGGAATTGTCTTGCAATCCAATCCACGAGTTCTTCATCTTCAGCCCAAGCACAACATTCATTCAATCCAGATTCAAGAATAAAAGCGTGTACAAGTTCATGTCTTATAACTTTTATCCCTTCAATATAAAGGTCTTTCAGAATAAGGTTTTGATTCGGGTCATTTTTTGGACCTTCAAAATAAGACCTGTCTATATGGATTTCTTTTGCACATAATTCCGTATAGCCTTTTGAACCTTCCATTTTAGGATTGCTTTCTTTTGTTTCATAAAAAATCCTGTATTCAGTGCCAAGAACTGACACTGAATCAGGTAATTTGTGATTATCAATTACCATTTAATTTTCCAAAACGTTATAAGTTTTTTCAAAAATATCTGGTTTACAAGGATAGAACTCTCCGTTTACACCTTTAATGATATAATCGTAAGGATCTGCTCTCATTTCACCTTCAAGAGTAGGAATAAAAATGCTGAAGTAAGGTGCACCCATTCCGGCCTCATAAGCACTATCAGAAAAGACTTCTGTTTTCAAATCTTTTCCAATCCATTTGCAGATTTCATCTCTGTTTGTATTTCCATTGAACTGAATGAACTCAATTTCAATTGGTTTTTTAACAGCCTTCTTAATCATTTGCTTTTTCTCCTTTTTAATGTAATTACTACTGAAAAGTATTAAAAACCTAATATATGTCTTGTTCTATCACAACCAATTAAAGTTGCAAAAGTTTCTTTTGTTGGCGAATACCAAGCGTTTTCGTCCGCATTAGTAAAAGCAAATTTTTCAAATGGTCTGATTACAATGTAATCTGGAACTTGTTCATCAGAGTCTTTGCACGAATAATTCCAATAAGAGTAAACTTTATCACTCACTTTTGAACTCCATTCGCAAAGACCTTTTGCACACAACTGTGATAATTGCCTATTTGTCATTAAGTTTTCGTTCATTATTAGCCTCCTTTTTCATACTATTGATTTTATCAACCAATCTTCTGTAACAATCATTACAGATATCTATTTCTGAATAATGTCTTGTTTCTGGTATAGAACCTGTGAGATTGCTAAAACTTAAAGTTCTATTACTTTTGGTTTCAGCTCCGCAAATATCACAAAAGATACGTTCTTCTTTCATTAACACTCTCCTTTCCAGACAAATATTTTAATTTTATTATCAATAGATTTGATACACTCTTTTACAAACTTAGAATGTCTTCCAGTTATTAAAATCTTTTTGAACTTAAAACCGTACTGATTTTCAAGATATGATGTGTGGCACAGTAACTGAGGAATATCTAACATTGCATCAGCAACAAGTGTACAAGGTTTTTCTTTAGCGTATAACACTATAGAATTATAATCTCCATCTGGAGTTGCAAAAGACATAGTGTAATCTCCATATTCAATTGTATGATTCATAAAGTTTATTACAAGACGCTTTTCAAGTTCCCGGATATTTCGAAATATAGTTCCTATATGAGAAAATGTATCCTTACACATGGGTGGGCTAGGCATTAAGAAGATTACGTTTTCTCCTTTTAGAAGACGTTCGATTGCAAAGGTTTTTGCAGTATAACTTTTGCCGGTTCTTGGACCACCAAGTACGACTATTGTTCTTCTAAAACAGCTTAAAACTTTGGATTGTCTTAGACTTAATCTGAAAGTCATAAATCTTCTCCATTTTCCATTACAAGTCCAATAGATTCATCTATCTCAGAGAAAGCTGCTTCGTACTCAGCAAGTTCTTCATCGCTCATTGGAATTCCATGATGACAAGTTTCTGTTACTTCTTTATTGTCTGACTCTGCCATTTTGCAGCTCCTGCTTCTTCAGAATATCCACCAACACGATAAGCAAGTCCGTTCCAACCAAGAACTCTTTCAAGTTTCGAGTTACAGTCAGGACAGAACTGTTTATCCTTAAAATCCTTGTATTTATCCATAGGGATATCTACTTCAATAACCTTGTCACACATGTCACAACGGAATTCATAAGTCATTTTTAAGCCTCGTAACTTTCAATCAGCTTATCAAGATAGAAACGAGCCTTTTTCAATTCCTGCACAGAATCATCTTTCTTTCCTAAACGGCAGACATACTTGATGAAGTTGCCACGGCAAAATCCTCTGTACTCTTCTGGAGATAACCAAGCCTTGAGTACTTTAATACACTCGTAAGGAGTATCACCGCCGTAATGCAGAGGGTGATTTACAGCTTCTTTTTTCGAATCTAACACATCTTTCGATACACCATTTAGGTATGGGCAGCCAAAACAGTTAAAACTTTTACCATCCTTTCCAACACCTTGGCACCATGCTTTAATCGAAGGGCATTTCATAGCACGCATTTCGCCAGCAGCATCTTGAATCCATTGATGAAATCTATCCTTTTTTAATTCCCAGCCTTCCTGAATAAAGTCATTTGGGATTTCTTCATCATCAAAATCTTTGTAGACAGGTTTGTTTGCAGTGTTATTTTTCTTTGCCATTATTTTTCTCCTTTCTTGTTTCTGCGTGATGTTTAGCGTCATATCTTAAATGACATGGGGCACAATAAGCCTGTAAATTTTCATCTGCAATGTTCATAGGATTGTGGTCTTTGTGAGAAACAGTAAGAGTTCTCTTATGTGTATCAAAAGGCTCCCCTGGTCTGCGACATTGTTTGCCGCATTTCTCACACTTCCAACCAACACTCTCTTTCTTTGCAAATGCGATTTCTTTCCAATTTGGTGGATAATCTTTCCAATTTACAGGCATTATAATCTCCTAAAGAGCAATGAACTCTTTGAAGTATGGTAGAGATTCAACCCACTTCTTAAAGTTTTCCATTTCTGGATTATCTTTGCCGGACCAGCAGTTCTGTTTATGAGGAATCTCACAACGCCATTTATACATATTACGGAGAGTAGCGTAATTGAAGTGCCACATACGAGTCTGCAGCCAGGAATCACCAAGTCCATAAATCAAGTCATACCAAAGGTTTTTATCACGAGTTTCGTTATACTTCTGGCGAGTTTCTTCAAGTTTCTGTATATCAATAAGACTTGAAATCTTTCCGTTTGGCTTTAGTTCAAAACAAGTTTCATCAATAATGTATTCCTGAATACGGTGCATTGTAGACGTAGAATTTTTTACTGAATGTCTATAGGTGTCAGCTTCACGCCAAAACGAGAGAGGTGCTTCTACACATACCCATACTTCAATCATCTGAAGGAACTTAGAATTAGGCTGACAAACGCCTTTGTTTTCATCTTCTCTAATAAGATTTTTACAGATACGCATATCATCTGGACCAATAAAGAAATAATTATCACCTATTGTATAACTGTCCATTTTTGATAAAGCGTCTTCAAGATTTTTGCTCATTGGTAATCTAACACCGGCAATAGCAGGCTTAAAACCGTGGACATCTGTGTAAAGAAATTTCATTAATTACCTTCCTTGAGTTTCTGTAAAAGTTCAGCAAGTGCAGTACATTCGTCCTTACCAAGCCATATTCCATTTGCACCTACATTTTGAAGAAATCTAATTGCTCCTTCTGTGCCATCGTTTTCAATAACAAGCTCTAAATCTGGTCTCATTTTTATTTAATCTCCTTTTCCAAAAAGTGATATACGTACATTACGTCATTTACTGTAGAAGAAGTGATATGAGTGACTGTAAACCCTTCTGCAATAGCCAGTTTGAACTACTGCTCGGCTAAAAACCGAGCAGATTCTGAATTTATTAAGCAATATGCTCAGATGATTCAGAACTTTCTTCCTTCATAGAACAGCGTGGTTCTCCAGAAGCATTTTTAATTTCGGATAGTTCCCTTCCTACTATGCCAAGACTAGTCACACCTTTATACAAGATGTTTTTGGCAGCATTTATATCTCTGTCATGGTTTACACCACAAACAGGACATACCCATTGTTTTACACCCAAGACTACTTTTGGATTAATATATCCACAATCAAAACAAGTTTTAGATGTATTCTTAGCAGAAACTTTAATCAAGGTTGTCTTGTATGCAAGCATATCTCTTAGCATACCGAAACCTTGGTCGCCAACAGCTTTTCCGTGATTGAGATTTTCTGCCATATTTTGCAGGTTAATATTCTCTACAATCACATATTCATACTTGTTGGCTAAATCTCTGCTAACTTTATGTAACCAATCTTTTCGTTGCCAAGATACTTTTTCATGTAGCTTAGCAACTTTCATTTTGGTTTTATAATAGTTGTTTGATTGAACTTCTTTACCTTTAATAAACCTTCTTGAAAGTTCTTTCTGGTAATGTGCTAACTGTTTTTCCTTCTTTCTCAAAAATCTTGGACACTTGATTTTCGTACCATCAGACATTGAGATAAAGTCATTATCATCACAATTCCAATCAATTCCTATTGCTTTTCCATTATGTATTTTAGGTTCATCTTTCTTTTCTACACAGATTTTAACAAACCACTTTCCTGTAGAAGTTCTTCTGAAAGTGATGTTTTTCCATTTACCTTCACAGAATCTACAACTTGCTCGTATATCAAGATAACCTATTTTATTTGTAACCCATAGTCCATTTTTATCAATTTTAGGATTACAGTTTGAACAAGAATATCTGAAACTATCTTTAGGATTCTTTTTACTTTTGAATCTAGGTGGATTAGAAAACTTTCCTTTTCTTTGTCCTTTACAACTCTTAAAAAAGTTTGTATATGCGGCTCTTATATCAGACCACATCTGAGCAAGTGGAATTGAACAAGCAGAATCTTTTATCCACTCTAATGCTTCAGGTTTATACTTCTGAAAAGTAGGTTTATAACCTTCGATTTGCATATCGTGATTTTGATTCTTATTGAATACAACTATATTCCAATACAATCTGCATAATCCGAGCGTTTGATTAAACAATTCTTCTTGTTGAGGAGTTGGATATATTCTGTATTCATAAGCCTTAATCATATTTATTATATTTATCCTTAATTTGAATTATATAATAAGTGAAAGTATTTGTAAAGTATTATTTTAAGACATTCATCTGCCGAACTAAAGATTCGGCAGTTTTCTGTCTGATTCCCTATAAAGTTTCTTTACTGCCGCTTCAGCCCAATCCAATCTGTCGTACTCACCGGCAAGAACAGCAAATGTTCCGTTTATCATTTTGTAAATATGAGGTTTAGAAAAGTCTTTTGGTATCTTTTTAAGAGCAGACTTTGCTTTCCCCTCATTTTTATGAAATTCATAGACAACTTTATAAGTCACAACTATTCCTTCCTAACATTATCAACAAGAAGTGTTGCTGTATTACGCAACAGCCACTTAATATCTTCTGAATATCCAAAGCGTTTCTGGTTAATTTCAATTGATTTAAAAATATCTCCGTCAGCATGACGTTCAGAAGCAGCTTTCCAATCACATAACATTTCAACGATATCAATCAGGTTCATTCCCTTCATTCCGTTTTCAAAATGTTCTGGGTGATGTCTGTTGTTCGCGTAATGTATTGCAAGACCTTCTTTCAAGTTTTCGAGATAATACTGATACTCTTCAGAGCCATAAGTACAATTTCTTAATTTTGGAGTGTACTCATCAAAAAGAGCCTTTTCAGTAGGATTATCAATCTTATCGTGGTCGTGATCTCTGGCCCTTTTGTTAAGTTCATTTGTACAGTAAAGAATATAGCGTCTTACATTCACTATATGTTCAGCAGTGTCTTTTGTGCTGTCGTATTCCATTTTTACTCCTCTATATTTCCTAAAGTTGCATATTTCTGTACATTAACGAATTTAATGATTGGTGCTTCAACTTCTTTTTTAGTAAAAAGAAACCAAGCGGTTGACATAGCAAAATTAACTACAATATTCATAATGTTTTCCCTTGTGTTCAATGTTTTGTTCTAATAATTTATGCAATGTATAGTGTCCTATTTTTAACTCATCACGAACCTCTCTTTCAGATAAGTAAATTTCTCCAGTCTCAACGCATTTAACACTTTTTCTTCTAGGATTACTTTGCTGTTGTTTTAATCTGTATGCTTTCTTCTCTTCTTCTGACATTTCATATATCCACTTTACCCTTTTATAAACAACTTCTGGATGTTCTTCTGTATATCGTTTAAGTTTCATAGATAAACTTTTTCTACCCTCTGGCGATACTTTTAATCCAAATCTAGCCTGTTGTCGTTTCTTTATTTGTTCTTCAGTCATTTTGTAAGGCTTAATAATACCTTTGTGTACTAAATCATTAACATATCCCCAGTTATCTGACTTTCCACCTTCGACCATATTATATCCATAGCGTTCGTCCGTTGCCTTATACAACTTCACTAAGATATATTCCCAGTAATTTAAATCATACGTTTCTTTGATAAGATCAAAAGAAAAATTTTTGTATCCATATTTTCTTAGACTGTTGTGAAATTTCGTAGTATCCTTTGCATTTATATGAGCGATAAAACGTCTGTATACATCTAAAGATTGACCAATGTACACTTTATGATTAATTAAATTTTCAATTTTATATATACCTGCAACTCTTTTGCCGCTTGGTAAATTAGTTTTAATATCGTATTTCATTTAATCCTTAAAACTCCCTAATGTTGCGTACTTTTGAACATCAATAAATTTTATTATAGGTGCATCTACAAGTTCTTTTGTAAATAAAAAGAATCCAGTGGACATACATCCCACATTAAATTGACCATCATCACGTTCTGGTGTTCTGTAATCAATATATCTTGAGAATATATGCACCTCTTTTAGATGCTCCCAAAGACCAAGTTCAAGACGAGACTGAGTAGAAAGATAATTTAATCTGCCTATTGTAATCAGCACTTCCAACTCTTCTTTAGCAAGAAATGCTTTTACACATTCATCCCATTTACTGAATGGAAAGTTTGTAATTACATATTTAGAGGCCCACTTATCAAGATCAGTAGTGAGAATGTCATTATGAAGAATATCTGTACGTTCGTTGTACAAGTCGTTTTCAATAAATCTTTCAAATCCGAGCTGTTTCAAGCCTTTTATAATTTGACCATTACCGCAGCAAGGTTCTGTAATAATTGCTTTCTGTGGAAGAACTGAATAAAACAAGTCTTTTGCACAGGTTACAAGGCTGACAGGAGTTGGATAAAAATCTCCAGGTCTTAGATTATTTTCTTTTCTATCTCTACAAGCGTAAGATTTTCCTTTGCTCATTTACAAAATTTCTCCCATAGTTCTACTGCAATTTTTCTTCCGTACTGTTCCTGGATTTTCTTAAGAGCAGTTACATCATCAAGACCTCCATCAACAGTCATAATTGAAAGGCGTTCAAGTGCTTCATATAGTTTTTCGTTCATTTGATAGCGGCTCCAGATTAATAAAACACAAACCTGCGTGTTCATATTTTGTAATACCTTTTATACGATAAGCACCATCATAAAGTTGTGCTCCAATTATATCTTCAGCGTGACCTTCGTGTGCCCAAGTCTGAAGTACAGTAACAAGTTCGGCAACTGTCACGGCATTTTTTAATTCCATTCGTATCCTCGCAAAAAGATATACCGTTTTCACCTATCTCTCTGTCAACGACATATCAGACAAGTCCGTCACGGTATCACAGCGGTAGTTTAGCCTTGTTCCATCCGCGGAGAGGTTACGGATGGATAACGGAAAAGGCAGGATTTGAACCTGCGACATTATGAATGTTGTACACCATCCACTGCTCTAGCCTTCTGAGCTACTTTTCCTAGATTATGTTCATTAAAATTACAGTTAAGATGAATCCACAAATAACACCAGTAATAAATGGCTTGAGATATGATTTCTGGTGTTGTTTTTTATAAATATCTCTACTGTAAAATTTCATAACATCAAAAACTTTCCGAATCGTCTCGGAAGACGACATCTTACGAATTTTGGTCAACAACCCCCACCTAAAGGAAGGGGCTTGTAGGTCATAATCCTACAACTTTTCTCGATTCATTGAGATTGCCATTCAGATTCACATCTTGAGGTCTTACATTCTCTCCACGAGCTTTAATTCCCACCGTTGCAGTGGTATAATAATTTTTCAGATTAAAAAAAAATCGGTAATCCCTTACTATTTGAGCATAGTTGCAAAATCATTAACTTAGTTATAATTAATATAACTTTTGTTAATGTATATGTTTAGTATAATATAACATTTATTATATTGTCAATAATTTTCTTTATGACAATTATTATTATTATTTTGCTAAAATTAAAAGTTATTGACAACATAACAATTGTTATCTTATAATTAATACATCGGTAATTTAAGTTATTTTTATGACAAAAGGCTCCCTTATTATAGATGGAGTTGAGTTCATTCCAAGAGCAGCAGTGATGGAGAAATTTGATATTTCTACTGTCACACTTTGGCAGTGGACTCGTAAAGGCGTTATCCGTCATCACAAACTCGGTAAACGCATTTACTTCATTGAATCTGAAATTTGTGAAGACATTAAGAACAGTGGCAGTTCTGTAAGAAAAAGCCATAAGGAAGTTATTTAATGGAAGCAAATGAATTTCAGATTGAAGCTCACAAGTTCGCAATCTACCCTTCACCTGTAATCTATGAAACTGCTGGAGACCAGTCGTTTACTCGCACTCTTGATTATGTTTATCCTGCATTAGCATTGGCTGAAGAAGCCGGTGAAGTTGCAGGTAAATATGCAAAGGCTGTAAGAGACTGTAACGGTAACATTGATTCAGAACGCAGGGATGCGATTAAAAAAGAACTTGGTGATGTTATGTGGTTTGTAGCTGAACTTTCTACACAGTTAGGTTTAACTCTTGAAGAAGTAATGGCTGCAAATATTGAAAAACTGACAAGTCGCAAGGCTCGCGGAGTAATCAGTGGGTCAGGCGATAATCGTTGATTGGAGGAAAACATGAAAATCGACAAGCCAGGCACTGTTGAAAAAACAGTAGAGCCAAAGGTTGAGGCTACAAAAAAGAAGCCTCAGAAAGAAGAAAAGAAGGAAAAGTTTGAAGAAGATTCTGGAAAAAATTTCCTTCGTGATGAGGAGTAAACCGTGAAGAAAGACACACGTTTTTTCAGTTGGTTGAATAATGCAGTGTTCTACAAGAACCTTGCAATTACAAAAAGAAGTTACGATGACAAGAGGGCAACTCTCTGTAACTCTCATAAAAAAGCAAAGAAAATTTACTAAGAGGAAAAAAAATGAGTCAGAATCTTAACCATGTAGTAGTTATTGGAAGACTTACACAGGATGTAGGTGCAGATGAAAGAAGTTTTGGATATGTTGGAAATGGTCAGGCAAAAGCCAACATCAGCATTGCTGTAAACTCTGTTAAAAAACAGGGTGACAAGTGGGTAGATGAGGTAAGTTTCTTTACATTTACTCTTTGGGGTAAACAGGCAGAGAATTTAAAGCCTTATCTCAAAAAGGGTCAGCAGGTATGTATTGATGGCCATTTAAAGCAGGACCGTTGGGAAAAAGATGGACAGAAAAAGTCTGCTATTTCTCTTATTGCAGATCATGTTGAACTTATCGGCGGAAAGAAAGATGGCGGCACAAGTCAGAGTACAAATACTAATACGAACTCTACTCCTGCTCAGTCAGACTTTTCTCCAGATGAAGATTTTCCCGAAGATATCCCATTTTAAATTACCAGAACAAGTAAGTATTCTTCTTAGTACTTTCAAAGGAACTTTGATTGAATAACAAACATTTAGGAGTTTTCAATGATGAACTTTTTGAAAACTCCTTTATTATAGCAACATCAGAAAGAGTATTCGCACGGATAAATAGAATAGGAAATTTGTGGTGTGTTTGGTTTTATTCAAAACATTGCCAGAAAAACTATTCTAAAATACGAGATGCTCTTTCTGATATTAATGAAACATTTATAAATGAGGTTGGGGGTTGAGATATACAAAAGAATTACAGGCAAAGGTTTGCCAGGATATAAAACTTGGATTATCTCCTAAACAATGCTCTGAAATATACAATGTTCCTATAAGTGTAATCATCAAATGGAACAATCTTGAAATATCTGCACAACGTGCTGCAGAAATAGCACTTAGAAAATATCAGGTAGAAGTATCAGATACGGAAGCAATTATCACAGATAAATTTAGCAGTGTTCTCAGTGAGAACGTTAGTGATGATGAATACTTTAGATTGTGCGATAGTGTTTCCAAAATACTTTACAAATTAGTCGCGGATGTAGTTACAAAAGAGCGTCAATTAAATCCAAGAGAAGAACCTAAATCAGACGCAGAAATAATAATTGAAATAGCAAATAAATGGAAAGACAACAGTTTTATTAAGGTGTATAAAATTTAAGGGAGTTGTTTTGTCCGTGTAAAATATAACTATATTAATCTTTGGAGGATTAAACGTCAACAACCACCCACTAATGGAAGGGGCTTGTAAAAGCTCTTGTTGACTAGACTAAGTGCTTCGAGCACTACGTTATCTGTGAATGCATAGGCACCAGTGGATATTCGGTCTCGTCCACTGCTCTGCGGTAAGTGATTAAACAGTTCTGAGTGGTAGGAACAGTGTTGCTTGCTTAAAACCACAGAATAACATTGTCTAAGACCGTCAACTTCATTTCATGGAGGTAAACTAAATGCTAGTTTACGTTTTGAACAAACACGGACAACCTTTAATGCCGTGTTCAGAAAGGAAAGCTCGGTTACTTCTTAAACAGAAGAAAGCCGTAGTAGTTCGTAGGGAGCCGTTTACAATCAAATTGTTATACGGTTCATCAGGTTATAAACAGGAGATAACTCTTGGTGTTGATGCAGGAAGCAAACATATCGGATTGAGTGCTACAACTTCTGAAAAAGAATTATATGCAGCAGATGTAACACTTAGAAATGATATTGTTGACTTACTTGCAACGCGAAGACAGAACAGAAGAATAAGAAGAAACCGCCTTAGATACAGACAGGCACGGTTTAATAATCGTGTTCATTCTAAGAATAAAGGTTGGCTTGCTCCTTCTGTTGAACACAAGATTCAAACTCATTTTAGAGTAATTGAGAATGTGTATAAGATTCTTCCTGTTAAAAACTTAATTGTTGAAACTGCTTCTTTTGATATTCAGAAGATTAAGAATCCTGATATTCATAACGAACAGTATCAGCAAGGAGAACAGTTAGGTTTTTGGAATGTGCGAGAATATGTATTGTTCAGAGATAACCATACCTGTCAGTGCTGTAAAGGTAAATCTAAAGATTCTGTACTAAATGTACATCACATCGAGTCCAGAAAGACAGGCGGTAATGCTCCGAACAATCTTATTACTTTGTGTGAAACTTGTCATAAAGGTTATCATAAAGGGGCCGTTCAATTACCTAAAAATGCCAAACGAGGAATGTCATTTAAGGATGCAACATTTATGGGTATTATGAGATGGGCTTTATATAACAGATTAAAAGCATTGTATGACAATGTAAGCATGACCTATGGTTATATTACAAAAAATACTCGCATTAAAAACAATCTGCCTAAAGATCATTATATAGATGCTCGTTGTATCAGTGGCAATCCATTAGTAAAACCTTTAGGATATGTGTTTTATCAGAAGAAAGTACGCTGCCAGAACAGACAGATACATAAAGCTAATATTCTTAAAGGTGGCAAAAAGAAACTTAATCAGGCTCCTTTCGAAGTAAAAGGCTTCAGATTATTCGATAAGGTAAAGTTCAATAATCAAAAGTGTTTTATTTTTGGAAGAAGGAGTTCTGGTTATTTTGACTTGCGAACATTAGACGGAGTTTCTGTTTCTAAGTCCGCAAATTGTAAAAACTTAAAAATACTTATCCGTAAAAACGGATATTTACAGGAGGTGAAAACGTGCTTTCTTCCCAAGCTAAAGCAAGGGGTTTACGCACGTTAATTTCTCATGAAGAACATTTTAATTTATCTTGGTGTTGCGGTTTTGATCGCCGCTACAATTGTTGCTCAGTTTACAGGCGTGCCACATGCTGATTTTATTCAGCTTGCTGGACTTGCAGTAGGTCTTGCACTTGCTGTTATCGGAACAGTAAAGAAAGCAGAAAAGAAAGACTGGAAACTTTACGGTTCGATTTCAGGTGTAATTATTGGTTCTATGATACTTGTATTTGCAGGTGTAACTGAAGAAAAGATTACTTCGATTATGACGCTGATAGCAGGTCTTGTTGTAATTGTTATTTCCATTTTACCTACAATTATTAAGAAAAAGGAAACGAATGAAGTTAAAAAGGCGTAATGGCAGACAATAACTGCTTTTCATTCTAACTCCATATTTAGAAAACTTATCGGCGAGTTACACCGAATGTCGTTTGTGTGAGTCCGACTAAAAAGATAACACTCCCCTAATTTGGCAGTAGAAGAGACCTACTGCTTGCTGACAAATGGGTACAACACGTTTGTCAGATGAGGTTACAGGCTTGATAGTTTGAATAGCCGCTTGTGCGGTGTTAAAACACTTGTGCGTTTCCACAAGAAGATGTGTGTAAAATCACACGAATGTCTGCAACCTCTTTCTTTTGGCATTGTACTGGTGTACTGGATTGTATATCACGATTTCCTTTCCAGAACGTTCGATTCGTTCATTTGCCTCTACACAACAGAGAATAGGGAAGGATTCTGTTGTTTGCCATCTTTAGGCTTATTTTACACCCAGTCATGGGTAAAATGACTGCGAAATGTGGCGTTGCATAGTGCTAAGTGGGAGCCATAGGCCCACAAGTCGGTGCTAAGTCCGACAAACGCTATACGGCCTTTCCATATAGGTCTCCTTGGAACAATTATTGGCAAATAGGAACTAGACTATTGGCAGCCGGACAGACGGCAATTTTTATTATAAGGAGAAAATATGCCAGACGGCAAAGTAGAAGAACCATTCCAGGTTCCAAAAGATTACACAAGAGGGTTTCATTTAACAAAAGAGGATATGTTTGAAAAGAAGAATGAAATCCGTAATCAGATTATGTATCTTCTTAATATGGAGAAACAGATTGATGAAGTGTATGAAAGTGGTGATTATGTACTGACGGAAAATGAACTTCGTGAATATCTCAGAATTGAGCCAAATGGCAACATTCCAAAAGACATCCCTAAGATAAGAATGGGAATGAAGTTTGTCTATTATATGAAAGATGTAAAACGATTCCTTGAGGCAAGGAAAAGGACAGGACGATGATAAATAAGAAAAAATGGCTTGTAACAATTGAAATCCAAGAAGACCATGAATTTGCTAAGCGTACTGAGGATTATGTTCTTCTTGATCCTGTGGATGTTGGCAGTATATTTAAGGGCGGAAAAGTAATTAGTTGCCATGAACTTAAACGTATTGAGTCAACAACCCCAAACTAAAGGAAAGGGCTTGTGAGTTATAATCCCACAACTTTTCTCGATTCATTGAGACTGCCATTCAGATTCAGTTTTAAGGCTTGCAGGTGTCTTTATCTTTGACTTACCAGTTTCCTCATACTGCTTTTTAGCATCTGCAAGTAAGGCATTATATACGAATCTAACACAACCGATTGTCTTATTAATCAGTTTTGCTTGTTTCTGAGTAGGATAGATTCTGTATTTATATGCCTTATATGCCATATTTACATTCTCCAGTTAAAGCAAGAAAATTTCTTGCTCTTTAGCAATTAAAAAATATCTCCTGTATATTCTCCGTCAGTTGTCAAATTATCTTTTACAACTGGTTCCATACTGTCAAAGTTAGGTTCAGCACTCTCAGTAGTAACCTTATCTGAATACTCATTAATAAGACCAAGTTTGATTAAAGCCACTTGTATTTCGTGAGGATACATCTCATGGGCCATGTCATAAGCGTTCTTAATTCTTGGTGCACAGTGTGGGAATAATTCAATAAACTTCTGCCAACCACCTTTAGCATGAATGATTCTGTTGTGCTCATAATCAGTAAGCATAATCCAGTTCCATGCAACATCTGCTAACTGCGGCTTGGAATTTCTAGTCATTATATGATGAAGCTGCAAATCCTCAGTTACCACACCAGATGCAAACGAAAAATGGTTTTTCTTACGCCATTCATCCATTGTAAGTAAGTTGCCATCTTTATCATAATCTATAGGATTACCTACTCCCTGTCCGTTTGCAGCTTGAAATGACTCAAATATGTCCTTAAGTTCAACTTGCATTGAGTCAGTTAGTCCGTTTCCCATGAACTCATATAATTCAGCGATAATAGAACCAATAAAAGATGCTGCCTGAGATTTTGACATTTCTGACAAAGAAACAGGTGCTGTATCTTCACTACCTTGTGCCACCGGCTGCCTATCAGCATATAACCATAGTAAATCAGAATATTCTTTAGCCTGTTCTGTGTCAGTTGGATACCTGTTGTGATTTATAAAGAAACGTATATTTATTAAAGCAAAAATGGTCTTAACTTGATCATAACTTTTAGTACCACGATTTCTATTTGCCGTAACAGTAATATATGTCTGTCCTATTTCATCACAAAAACTATTTAAGCAAATTCTGTCTTGTGGTGTAGCAGGAAGCAACAAATAACATCCATTATTGAATTTTTTAGGAATCGCCTTGAAACTAATCTTAGACATTATATCCCTCCACGTTTACGTTGTTTACTTTAACAAAAGATTCTAATTGCCAGTTATGTGATTTAGCATTGTTATATATTTTATAGCTCTTAATGTTAAAAATTTTACTCCATTCACTTGCAGTCTTTCCAATACCTTTATAATAAATTTTCCTTGTATTTCTTTTGTTATAAGACTGTTCTGCCATAGATATCCAACGACAATTTGATGGTTCATAATTTCCGTTAACATCAATTCTATCAATTGATAAATCTTCTTTATAACCATTGTTAATTGCCCAGTTATAAAAGTTTTCAAAATTATGAATCCAATCTTCACATACTACAATTCCTCTTCCCCCATAATTTTTATACTCTTTATCTTTTTCTCTAAAGCATCGTGATTTCATCCCAGTCCAACAACTATATAATTTAGTCTTACTTAAACCGTGGGTTTTGTTATTTTTGCTTATATTAAGTTTCCTTATTTCCTGTGATATACAACCACAGTCTTTTACCCTGCCACTTTTTAGATTTTGACCTAGTACTTTGCGTGTTTTACCACAGTCACACCTACACAAAAACATTGGATGCTGCTTCTGATTTGCAAGTCTTTCTATAACTGTAAGATTGTTAAATTTGTCTCCAATTTTTATAGTAACTCTTGAGCGTAATTGAATGCCGTGAGAAAAAAGGACTTTTTCAAGATAGGGTCTATTAGTATGGAGTTCTCTTTGCATTTGTAATAACGTTTTTTCTTTATTCACATATTCATCTATGATAACTTCATCTGTAACCAACATATTATGATTAGACTTAGGAAATATATTGTTTTTATACAAAACGTTTCTTATTTTTCTTGAAGATATTCCAAACTCTTTGCTTATAACAGCATAAGATTTTTTATCATACAGAAAGGCTTTTATAATTAAGTCCTCATTCACTTCCTTTGTCATTTTATTTCACTCCAAAAAAAAAGCCCTTTCACTGCTGCGTTGTGAAAGGGCTTGAACTTCATAAGAAGTCCATTACATAAAAGCAATGGTGAAACGCAGCTAATCATCATTACTCTTGATATTGAATATAAAATACAAAAACACAAACGTTAATTTCAGTATAACATTTGTTGCATTTATAATAACACATAAACTATGTGTTGTAAAGCATAATTACACTTAAGTAATGTGTTTAATGTTGACTATTTTAATATGATGACTTATGATTAGATTATGAGTGAACCAAATGATATTAAGAAAACAGAAAAAACGCAGAAGACGGTAAATATATACCCTTCTACTTATGATGCCATTGTTGAACACAAGGGCGATTGGAATATAGCTGTATTTATTGATGCTGCTGTAAAGCATTATATCAAGACTATAGATGATAATAGTGACTTGAATAAAATTAATGTACAGATAACAGAAATAAGAGATGCTGTACGAACCAATCTTGGTTTGTGCTGTGAAGTTTTACGACAGGCCGGAATACTGAATGGCAATGGTGAAGTGAAGTTCACGAAGTCGTAGTTTTCTCACCAGCTTTGATTTCTTCGAGTTGTGAGATTATAACTCACAAGCCTCTTCCTTTAGGTGAGGGGCTTGTTGACTCGGAAATAGCCTTATCTACATTTGCAATCCATTCATCATACAATTCTGAATGTTCATTAGCGTCACCCATTGTTCTTTCTCCTTTTTCATCCAGTGATGAAAATCTCCTTTTTCGTCAAAAACAGGTGTATAATACTTTGCTTGATTTTTAACTCCTGCTTTCTTCATTTCTTTATCTACAGACATTAGTTCTTTTTCAAATAATAACTGAGACTTTAATGCCTTAAATATCATTGTTCTTTCTCCTTTGAATCATTATACATTTTCCATTTTTTACAAGGGGCTTTATCTGCTTTCACGTCAGCATTATCGTTGGCTTCACATAAACCGCATAAATAATGTTCACAGTTACCACACCGTTTCAATTTTTCAATAATACCATTAAGAGTTTCAACGCTTATTCGCTGTAAAACTATCATTTGAGCCAAGTCTACTTTTTTATATTTCATAAGTTCTTCAAATTGCTTATCAATGTCATCCATTTTCTTTTTCCTTAGCATACTTCGCTATAAGTTCTTCTGTTGTTTCGCAGAGATTACGTTCTCTTGCTGACTTCATCTTTGCAGTGATAGTCTGCGGTGAGTACAAGTCGATTTCTTTCTGCATCTTACCCTGCAATTTCAAATCGAGAATCTGTCTTTCAGAGTCAGTCAAATTAAGTGTTACAGCATAATTTACTGTAAACAACCATTCCTTAATTGTTTCATACATTTGCCAATAACACAACTGGAATCCTGCTGATGTTGCAGGAAGGCTTTGAATTGAAAGCGAATAAAGCATATTAAGTAAGAATAGAATCGTTGCTTGCGGTTTGATTTTTGGATATGCACTGTAAGCAATTATTAAGAAAAATGCTGAACCATAATTATAAAAATTATTTACATACACAAGAGAGCAAGAGTAAATTAAAATTGCAAAAGCATAACCTTTTCTTCCAAATAAAAATGAAATTAAGATTATGAGCACGCAGCCTGCAACTCTTAAATCTGCGTGATACTCAATGTGATACTGTATTGAAGTCATTATATGTAATAGAATCAATATGATATGTATTAAAATAATCTTTCCAAGATGCTTTTCATTTTTAATACTTTCTATTCTATTGTGAAACCACTTATGCATATAACACCTCGTTTATTTATCGCTTTCAATAATTTTTTTTTCTAATAACAAAGTCTAGTACAACCATACTCCATCCTACTATCTGGATTACATTTATTGTAAAAACATCTTTGTACAGCCAAATGCAAAGGAAACAAAAGTAAAAACAGTACTAACATAATATTTTCATACAACTTCATAAAATACCTCAATTATTTATCGGCAGAATCCGTATCTTCATCATCGAGAATTTGTCCTGTCGCAATTAGAAAACCTGTTCTTTTACATTTAGGACACTGACAATCTTTCAGCCATAAACTTGTTGGTCTTACATCAATAAATCTTTTCTTACAGTGGATGCAGATTACCTCTTGAACAATATGCTCAACTGGAACTGCTAAAATATTGTCACTCAATTTAATCTCCTTAGTTCAAACTTCGAATTCTTGTCAGAATCATTTAACAGTTCTTCTTTCCAAAATATTCTTTTTATAAATGATATACCCACCTCTTACAGAGTTCTCACTACAAGAGTAAGACTGTGCAAGAATAAGATAATTAGCAGATTCTTCAAGAAGAAAACCAACTGTTTCAATCGGCTTGATTTCATCTTTAAGATTCTTTACATCATCAACATCCTGCCACCTGTCTGCAAGTAATGAATAACCAGAATCAATCCATTTAACATAAACAATATGGTCTGTCATTTTATTCCTCCTCAACTAATTCAATATCATTTTTTGAAATCATTATTTTATCATCAATCTTTCCCCAATATAGGACTTCATCAAGATTTTCACCTGTGCTTGTAAAATCAGCAATGCTAAGGTTTTTAGTTGATATTCTATAACAATCATTATTAGAACTTTTCCAACTATCTATATTTTCTGCCAAATATAT